TTGCGGGCGAGATCGTCGAGCAGCTTGGCGAGCAGCGGCTTGAACGAGCCGATGACGTGGCCGCTTTCGGTCAGCGTCGCCTCGTCGTCGAGCGCGAGCGTGAGCGGGTCGCGTTTCATCTTGCCACCGACCTTGAGCCACGTTTCCGCGCTGGCCGGCGTGCCCGGCTCGACGCCCTTCGACGGCGCCAGGGCGTGGAATTCGCCATGGCGAAACACGCGGTCGCCGATCTCATAGGCGACCCCGGGTTCCCAGTAGCCGCGAACGATGGGCACATTGAGCGTGCCGAAGGTCTCGTAGTGCGTGCCGTCGCTCAGCGCCGCGCGGATCGCCAGCGTGCGCTGATCGCTCCACCGGATGTCGAGCCCGGCGACGCCGACCAGCAGCGGCAGCCATGCGTCGTCCTTGCCCGGCTCGCCCTCGGTGTCTCGGCGCGCCACGAACAGACCGTTGCGATGGCGCACCGAGACGCCGGCCCCATGCCGTCCCTCGGTCCAAATAGGCGGCGGCACGAAAGGCGGCAGGGCCTTGGCGGCGATCAGGCGCTCGATGCGGGCTTCCAGCTCGTCGCGCAGCAGGACGATCTCGTCGCCGAGCACTTGGCTGACCACCGCCAGAATTTCGTCGCGCGTCATGCGGCCCTCCTGAGACGGGTGCGGACCAGCGCGCGCACGCGGCTCGCGTCGGCCGCGAGCTGCTGGTCCGATGGCGTCGGCTCGGGCACCGGCAGCGCCGGCTCGGGCGCGGGCTCGGGCGTCGTCGCGTCGCTGAGCGGGACATATTGGATTTGCACGCGCGGCTCCTCGCCGCCGGGCACAGGCTCAAGACCCTCCTGCGCGCGCACCTCGTTGATCGACTGCCAGCCGGCGTTGAGGGCTTGCGCGTAGGCCGTGAAGCGCACGTCGATCTCGGTGCGCAGCAACGAGGCGAGGTCAAACTTGAACTCGAAAGTCGGGCCGAACTCGAAAGCGCGCGAGAAGCGTTCCTCGAGTGCCTGAATGTGGAACGCGAGGCAGCCGGTGAGATAGGCCCGGACGAGCTGCTCGTTGTTGCGGTACGAAACCTTCGTCATTTCGCCGAGCATGAACGGCGGCACGCGAAAGACGCGGGCGACATCCTCGACCGACCAACGCAGTTGCTCGATGAGCTGCGCGTCCTGGGCGGTGATGGTGAGCGGCTCCCACTTGAGCCCGCCCGACAGCAACGCGACTTTGCCGAACGCCTCGCCCCGATAGGCTTCCTCCCACTTCGCCTTGAAGCGGTCGGCCTCGGGGTCGGGGATTTTCAGCTCGCTCACCAGCATGCCCGAGGGCCGCGAGGCGTTGCTAAAGAACTGCTGGCTGTTCTGCAGGATCTTCAAGCCGACCGCGCTCGATGCGGCGGCGGCATAGATCGGCGTCACGCCGACCAGCGGGAAGCCCGGCACCAGCGGCAGCCGATGGTGGATGATGTCGCGCTCGGGGATGATCTCGCTGCCCGCGATGCCGGCGAGAAAGTCCTCACCGCAGCGATAGAACACCGAGCCGTCCTCGGCGATCATTGGCACGACCCGGTAGGGATTGAGGACGTGCATTTCGTTGATCTCGCTGCGCGCGTTGCGGCGGACCAGACAGTAGGTGTTGCCCTGAAATAGATACGACTGCACGAAGCAATACATGAAGTCAGCGTGCGTCTGGTAACTGTTCGGCGCGCTCATCAGGCCGGCGTAGTAGTCGAGGCGTCGCAGCGTGCGCGCGCCGCTCGTGAGATCGACGCCGTAGATCACCACCGGCAACTTGGAAATGTCGGACGCGATGACGTTGATGCACGCATAGACCGCCGAGAAGGCGATCAGCTCGGGCCCGAGCGCGCCGTGGTGGTGCAGATTGCGCTGCCATGTGCCGGGCGGCCCGCGATCACCGTTGCCCCAGGTCGGGCCGACCGGCCACCAGATGCCGCCGGCCTTTTGCCCCATGCCGGCGAGCAGCCGCGCCGCGCGGTCGAGTATCTGGGCGAGGCGCGCGGCGAGCGGCGGGCCGGCCACGGTCAGGGCCTTGTCCGCATGTCGCGGCGATTGTAGGCCGCGAGCTTGTCGGCATCCTCGGGCTTGGGATCGCGCACGAAGCGCAGCGCTTTCATGTCGGCCGCATCGCGCGGCGTCATCCGCACGACATCGTTGGCAAACACGGGGTTGCCGTCGTGCATGAACCGCGCGCCGGCCACAACGAACACCTTGCCGTCGTCTCGCTCTGACTTTTTCGCCATCGCGTTCCTCCAAAAAAGACGCCGGGGCACGAGGGCCCCGGCGAGTGCTAAGGAACAGCGCGTTTCCGAACGCGCCGCCCTCCCCTTTGCGCTGACTGTCTACTTCTTCGGCCCGACCGGCGTCGGCACGCTGCCGCCGGGCGGCGGGTTGTAGGGCGGGCCAGCGACCACCTGAGTGGCCCACTTCAAGCCTTCCGGCGTCTGGACGAGCACCAGCACCGTGCCGACCGGCACGCTGTCGGGCGGCGGCAGGGTTGGCGGCTGATTGGGCGGCGGCAGGACGATGGGATGGCTCGGTCCGCCGCCGGGCGCGATGGGATGTCCGACGCCGACATTCGGTGGCCACACCACGGGTGGCGGCAGGACGATGGGATGCGACGGCACGCCCGGTGAAACGGCATCGGGCGGGATCACGATGGGATGCGCCGGCTGACCCGGACCCGGCCAGACTTCCGGCGGCAGTGGCGGCAGCACAATCGGATGCGTCGGCACGCCAGGACCAATCGCCTCGGGCGGGATCACGATGGGATGGCCCGGTTCGACCGGAATATAAATCGGGTGCGTCGGCACGCCGGGCGCGATGGCGTCGGGCGGGATTGGCAGCACAATCGGGTGCGAGGGCCCGCCGCCCGGCGCGATAGGGTGCGCGGGATAGCCGGGCGACGGCCAGATGCCGGGCGGCGGCCCGCCGGGCGCGATGGGGTGGGACGGTTCGCCGCCGCTCGCGAGCGGCGTGATGTAGGCGAGGAAAGACTGCATGACATCTCCTGTTAAGGGGTCGGTTGGAGGGGAACGCGGTGGGTGGGTACTACCCACCCACTTACTCACTCAAAGCTTCAAGAAAGCGTCAGGTCTGGAAGATCGAGACGTAGCCGACGGACAAGGCGTGGCGGCGCACCCAGTATTGATATTGCTCGGCGCGGATCGCGAGCATGTTCTGCTGGAACATCGAGACCAGCGGCGCGGGCGGCGTCGCGGGCGCGCTGTCCATCTGCAGCGACGCCTCGTTGCTTGCCTGAATGTCGACAATCGGATCGCTCGCGTGGAAAATCTGCGAGCAGTCCATCAGCACGAGGTCGGTCTGGCCGGCGGGCCCTGGCGAGGGTCCGCTCGTCGGCACGCTGTTGCTTTCGACGATGGGATAGCCCCGGAACTGGCCCTGGCCGACCTCGGGGAAGGCGATCAGGTCCTGCACCGTGCGGATGTTCTGCAGCGTGATCCGCGCGGCCGGCGTCATCACCCAATACATCCGGTTCATCGGGATGTTGGCCGCCGCCATTTGCTTCATCAGCGAGGTCACATCGGCGTTGATCTCGGCGACGGTCAGGCCGGTCGAGGGAACGACGATCACGTTGGTGCCAGCAACGCCGTTGGTGACTGCGCCCGGCCGCACCGCCGCCAGAGGCGCTACGCTCGGATCGATGAACTGCGTGTCGACGAAGTTGACAATCGTCTGCACGAGGTCGTCGCGCACCAGCATTTCGGCCGAGGGATCGCTGAAGCGCGCCAGCTCGTCGGTGATGACGCAGATCACCGAGGTCTTGGCCCACGGGATCGGCAGCCGGTCGAAGCTGAGCGGGGCGACAGGCTTGCTCAAGCCCTCGCCGACCCACCCGGCCGACGCGCCCGAGGTCTGGCGCGGGATCGACACGTTGAACGGCACCGGGCGCAGCGGCAGCCGACCGACGATGGTCTGAGGCCGCAGGAACTCGATGAATTCCGACGCGAGGTTCTGCGCGTAGATCAGCGGGCCGGCCCATGTCGCGCTGGTGGTGGTGCCAGCGGCGACCGCCGCCCGCAGCACCTCGCCCGGCATTTCGCCGGTCTGCGCCATCGCGCGCAGCACGATCTCGACGCCCGGCGTCTGGTCTTTCCAGCGCGTCGCGAATTCGGCGGCGGCGTGCAGGTTGCCCTTGGTCCGCGCGATGGCGAGCGTCATGCGGACGAAGCCCTGACCGGCGAACGCCTTGAACGGCTTGAGCTCCAGCCCCGGCGTCGGCGTGGGCGTCGGGTTGCCCGGCGTCGGCAGCGGCTTCGCGCTCGCGCCGAGCTGGCGCTCGGCTTCCTGTAGCCGCGACAAGGTGGCGTCGATGTCGGCGACATCGGCCAGGACCTTGTCGAACTCCTTTTGCTCGTCGGCGGTGAACAGGCGCTCGGCCTCGCCGGCCTTCTTGCTGAGCGTCTCCATGTCGTCGAGGCGCTGCTTGCGCTGCTTGAGCAGCGCGGCGATCTGGTCGCGTAGTTTCACACTCATGGCATCCCCCGTAGTCGTAGGAGGTTGATCGTTCGACGCCGATGCTCGTCGGCCGCGCGGGCTGCTGCCCTCACGTCAGGCGCGAACATCAGGCGTTGTGTCGCCTCGCTGATGCCAAGCGACCGAGCGACGGCGAGTGCCTGCGGATTGGCCGGCACGGGCACGACGCTCAATTCGAGAAGCTCTTGCTGGGTGAACTCAAAGCCGGTCCAGTTCCCGTTCTGGTCGACGAGCTGGTTGATCGGCCCGGTCGGCGCGAAGCCGACCGAGACCGCGCGGAGGAACCCGCCATCGACGGCGGTCCACACATCGTCGGCGAGCACGCTGTCGCCGGCCGGCCTGAATTGGCAGTCGGCGACGAGCTGGGTGCCGACGACTTGGATCGGATCGACCTGACCAACCGGCGTCTCGCGCGAGTTGTGCCCGAACAGCAGCACCGGGTTTTTGCGGAAGTTGTCGAGTTGCCAGCCGGCGGCGCGGATGATGTCGCCGTAGCGGTCGACGCTTTCATCGCTGGCGATGAAGCGCATGTGCCGGCCGCCGTCGCTGCCCTGCTTCTCGAAATAGGCGTGGCGGGTCAGGATCGCGCCTCGAGTTGGCAGCGCGCGGCGCGCCTTGCTCGCGGCCATCGGGCAATCGTCTGCCGTGCAGTCCGTGACGCTGCCGCCCGGCTGCACCGGGCACTCGCCGCTCGGGCAATCGGCGGGGAAGTCGAGGTGCTTCATCGGTTGCCTCCTTTGCGGCCGACAGGCGTGCGGCTTTTCACCGAGCGCGCCTTGCGCTTGTTCGCCTCGGCCTTGGCTCTGGTGCGATAAGCGTTCGGCGGAACGGCTGACGTGAGGCCGAGGCGTGTCGTCGGGCGCGGGCCCTTGACGGTGGCGGGCATGGGGATACTCCTTGTGCAACGCGCTGTTGCGAGGCGCGGTTTGCTGCTAGGACGGCGCTTGGGAAAAAGCAGGAGGGGGTCATGCACAAGAGCAAGGTGCCGGTGCGCTATGACGCGGCCCTCGGGCCCTTCGTCGACTATCTGCAATCGCTCGGCGTCGACATCGGTTCGTTCGGCGCGCGCCATCTGACTGCCGATGCACCGAGCGAGCGCCGCGTGCTGATGGTTGCCTTCCCAACGCTGGCCGAGGCCGATGCTTTCGCGATGAAGGTGGCCCACGCGATCAACCAGCGGCCCGAGCTGGTCGCCATCGCCGACCGCATCGGGCCGGCCGCCTCGCTGCGGCTCGACGACGATCTCGTGGTGCTGTTCTGGTTCGGCGTCGTGGGCGACGAGGCGACGATCAACTAGCCGGGAGATTTGCCTGATGCCGAAACCGATGACCCGCGCCGACGAAATTTTAACCCAGGCCTTTATTGACGGCCTCTCTCGGAAATCCGGTATTCCGTCCGACCGGCCTCGCGAGCTGATGCTATTTGCGCTGAGAAATTATTGCGTCGAATACCGCAACGGAGTTCCGGTCTCGGAGATCGAGGGAAATCTCACTTGGGAATGGCCGGACGATCTGCTTGTTCCCCCCGCCTAGATGATGTGCAGCGTCGGCGTGCCCTCGCTCAGGCTCGCCGAGTAGCGGCCAATCGCCATGATCAACGCCGTCATGCCGTCGATGCGCCCGATGCTGTGCGCCTTGTGCGGCATTTCGTTCAGGTTCTTGTCACGCTGCACCTTCATGTTGCTCGCCATCACGGTCAGCACCGGGTTGTTGCCGTGGTCGAGCTTGCGGCCGGCGAGCAGCGCCTGCAGCTCTTTGGTCGGCGCGGTGTACGACCGCAGCCCTTGAATGAACTCGAGCGCGTGGATGCCATGCTCGCCCAGCTCGACGGCGAGCTGCGTGGCGTTCCACGGATCGAAGGCGAGGCTGTCGATCTCAAAGTGCGCCGCCTCTTGCACGAGAGCGTTCCTGATCTCGGCGTGGTCGATGACGTTGCCCGGCGTCGCCTCGATCCAACCCTCGTCGACCCACTGCCGGTAGGGCATGCGGTCGCGGTCGGCGCGCTCCTCGATGGTGTCGGCCGGCATCCAAAAGCGGCAGGCCACGCGCATGATGCCCTCGTCGTCCGGCGCGAACAGCTTGACCCACGCGCTGATGTCGATTTTCGATGAGAGGTCGAGCCCGCCCCAACAGCGCCGCGCCGGCAGCTTGTCCGGATCGAACCGGCCGCGCGAGTTGCGCCGCCACTGCGCCATGTCGATGGCCTTGACGGCATCCGAGGTGCGGACGTTGAGGCGTAGCCGCTTGAAGGCGACCAGCGCGCTCGGCGACTTGGCGGCTTTCTGTGCTTGTCGCGCCAGGTCGTCGAGCTTGACGGATATGTTGAGGTTGGGGTTGGCCTTCGCCCAGGCTTTCGGATCGTCCCAACGGTCGCCCTTGTCGATGGTGGCGATGAACGCGAACACGTTGTCGTCCTCGACCACGCCCTCAAGCACCTTGACCGCGTAGTCGTTCTCGCTGGCGTAGACGCTTTCCGGCGCGTCGTCGCCCGCCGTGGTGATGATCCACAGCAAGGGCTGCCGGCGCGCGCCCATCGCGGTGTCCAGCACATCGAGCAGTTGCCGGTTGCGATGGCGGTGCAGCTCGTCGATCAGGACGCAGTGCGGATTGAGGCCGTCGAGCGTGCGCTCGTCGCTCGACAGCGGCTCGAATTTCGAGCCCGTGAGATTGACCGAGAGGTTGAGCTTGAACCGCGCGATCTTGCGCGCCAGCTCGGGCGATGCGCCGACCATGCGGCGCGCCTCGTCGAAGATGATGCGCGCCTGATCGCGCTTGGTGGCGGCGGCATAGATCTCCGCGCCCGGCTCGCCGTCGCACACCAGCATGTCGAGCCCGACGCCGGCGAGCTTGGTCGACTTGCCGTTCTTGCGCGGCACTTCTTCGTAGACGTAGCGATAGCGCCGCGTGCCATCGGCGCGCTTCCAGCCGAACACCGAGCCGATGACGAAGCGTTGCCAGCCCGCCAGCTCGACCGGCTTGCGCGCCCACTCGCCCTTTGAGTGGCGCAGGAACTCGGCAAAGAAAACGATGTGGAATTGCGCCGCCTCGGGTTGCCAGCGCAGCCCGCGCTTGTGGCCGTGCTTGAGGTCGGCGAGGTGCCGCCGGCAGGCGAGGCGCACATAGCGGCAGGCCGGCACCTCTTTGGCCACCACCGCTCGGGCATAGGCTGTCGTGTCGTCGAGAACGGGCGTCGACGCTGGCGGGCCGGTAACACTGCGTTTCCTCGCCATGCTCGCGCCCTTTCGGCTCTGAGAACTGTTTGCAAGTCACTTGCGCCGACATTTCCAAGGACGCAATGAAACGCCATGTTGCAAGCTGGCCACCCAGCCGGTCGCCGAGCAACCTCCGAGGCTGCGGCCCCGGCTGTCGGGGCTCGCTTTTGAAAAGGACTGACAATGGCTACCGACAAGACAGAGACGACCGCCGCGAGCACGCCGGCCAAGCCGAACAAGCCGGCCAAGAAGGTCAAGGCGAAGTTCGATCCCAAGACGCGCCGCAAGGGCAGCAAGCAATCGAAGATGATCGCGCTGCTGATGAGCCCCAAGGGCGCGACCATCGCCGAGGTCGCCAAGGCTTGCGACTACACCATGCACACCGCCAGCGCGGCGGTGCATGGCGGCCGGATGCGCTCATTCGGTTTCAAGATCACCGGCCGCGAGGATGAAAAGCGCGGCACGGTCTACACGGCCAAGCTCAAATGAAACCCCGCAAGCGCCGGCTCACCGCCGCCGATCTCATGGAACAGAAAGTCATCGCCGAGGCGAGCCACTTCACCGCCTCGCAATTCAAGGGCCGAGGCGTCTACGACACGCGCCAGTGCGACACGCTCGCCGATGCCGAGCAGCTCGCGGTCGCCATGCGCGGCGATAGCCGCCGCCCGGTGCTCATTTACGCCGTGACGGCAGAGGGCCGCTCGTGGCCTATCAAGGCGGTGTAAGCCGCCGCCGAGCTGCTGCAGCCAGAGGGCCCCGGTGAAAGCCGGGGCCCTTTCTCGTTGCCCTCGGCGCACCGTGCCGCGCCGCCCGGATTGGCGGCGCGGCCCGCGCTCTGCCGAGGTTATGAGTCGAGCTTGTCGGGCTTGCTGGCGAGATACTCGTCGAGGCGCGAGGGCCGGCCGCTGCCGATGAGCGTCGGCTCGCCCGCCGGATCGCGCCCCAGGCTGGCGCGCGCGGCCGGCGAAAATCCCATCTCCGCGCCGGCCCGCAACATGATGAGCGCCTGCCGGTTCACAATCGGCAGATAGGGATTTTGGATCGCGTTGCCGTCCTTGGTCTTGACGACTTGCCCGAGCGCGCGGACCTGCTGCACCGCCTTGGCATGCTCGCACGCAGCCACGCACCAGATCACCAAGCACTCGCGGTCGGTCGCCGTCAGCAACCCGACCGGCGCGAATTCCAACGCATAGTCCCACTGCGCCCGCTGCTCGGTGTCGAACCACGGCGGCGGTGCCCACAGCTCGCCCTGGCCTTGCGGTTCATCGACCGGCACCGGCCGGCGGCTCGGATTGCCGTGCAGCACACGCAACATGGTCGGCTCGGGCCTGGGTCCTTTCGTCATGGACGATCCTCCCTAAGCGGCGGGTGCCGCGACATTCCAGAACAGCGCCGAGCCGCGTGCCTCGCGGCAGCAGACGCGCCACGCCTTGGCTTCGTAATGGCCGCACACCGGGAACGGCGCGGCGATGGTGATGCTGCGGTCGAAGGCGACGCCGGCCGGCTCGATCCGCACGTTGGCGGGGAACGTCTGCGCGGCATGGCGCGAGGCGAGGCCGACCGCGATGGCGCGGACCTCGGCGTCGGGGAAAGCCGCAGCCAGGACGGTCGCCAGCATGCCCGAGCCGGTCGCGCACCACACCTCGTCGGGCGTGCCGAGCTGGGCGCGCACGCGGCCGGCGAACTCGAGCATTGCGGCGCGGCCGTCCGCCACATCGAGGCCGAGCGGCAGGAACAGCGCGCCCTTCTGCGCCGCATAGTCACGCGCCCGCTTTTGCACGACGGTCATGTAGCCGGGCGAGACGAATTGCACGTTCGCCCCGTTGCGGATCGCCGCGAGCTGGCGGCTGTGCAGGCGCTCACGCTTGGCAAAGAACAGCGAGCAGCGCCGGCCGGCCTCGCGCGCCCATACCGACAGCGCGTGTGGCGCGCCGCCGCAGAACGGGCCGCCGAACACGACCTCGTCGGCATCGCCGACAATGAACGGGATGGCGCGGAGCTTGCTGCCGCCCTCCAGCACGTCGTCGCGCAGGATCGTGATGCGCGCCTTGCAATCGGCCCCGCCTGTCGCCTCGGAAAAGACCGGCGGCACGTCGAGCCAGCGGCGCGGGTCATTGTGCATCATTGTACAATGGCGCTCGCGATGGCGTCGCGCAGCCGGTGGTCGCTGTGGACATCGACCACGAGGTGAATGCGCTGCACCGCGGGGTCTCGATTTTCGACGCGATGCGGCCCGCGCTGGTCGAGATAGCACAGCGCGCCCTCGCGGAAGCGCGTCTCGATGTGCCCGCCGCGCTTGTCCCAGCCGTGGAAGATCACCGCCTCGCTGGTCCGCAGCGGAATGTGCAGCCGAGCAAGCCTGCCATCGGCGAGGCCGGCCTCGCGGTCGGTGATGTCGGCGTGGCGCGACAGCTCGCCGCCCGGCGCGAGCCGCATCAGGCGCACGCGGTCGGCGTCGCGGCCCGCCAGGACCCGCTCGGCACATGCCGTGGTCCTCGGGCAATGCTCGCGCGCCGCCGTCCATGCCGGCCGCGCCGCCAGCCACTGCGGGTTCGCCTCCTTCCAACCTTTCGACATTTCCGCCGGCTTGACGATGAAGCGCGGGTCGTTGGCGTCAAAGCCGCGCAGAGCGAACGCCGTCCACGATTGGCGCTTGTTGTAACTCGAGTAATGCTGTTCCCACGCGGCGAAGGCGTCGATCTCGGCGAGCATGGCGGCGCGGTCGTCGGCGCTCACGAACGCCGGGTCCAGCTCGACCAGCGAGGCGCGCTCGGCGGCGTGCAAGGCCGGCTCGGCGCCGGGCCCGGCGTTGGTATAGATGCCCTTGACCTCGGAGCCGGCGGCGATCCGCGTCGCCCGGTAGGCGAGCTGCGGCAGCGCGGCCACGCAGGCGCGGGCGACGGCATCCTCCTCGAAAATTTCTAGCCATAGGCGCTCGGGCCGCCGCTCGACCATGTGCCGCAGCACGGCGGTGCCGGCCTCGACATCGAGCGCGGCGAACGCCGTGATCTTGACGCTGCCGGCCGAGATCGAAACCTCGCGTTGCGCGAAATCGGTCACGCCGCCGGCCGCCTTGAGCCTGTGGAAGATGGCGACGGCGCGCGGCGCATCGGCCGGGCCTTTCCACGCCAGCGAGTCGGCCGCCAGCGCGTCGGCAATGTCGCGCTCCTTGGTCAAGCCGAACGCGCCGAACACCAGCGGCTTGTGGCGCTCGCGGAAGATCGCGGCGGCGGCTTTGAGCCGCGCCAGCGGATAGCCGCGCTGCCATGCGGTCGGGCCGGGCGCGCCCTTGCGGTAAGCGTCGGGCGTGCAGCGATGGGTCAGCCCGCCGCGCAGATCGTAGGTCTCGCGCATCATGCGACCTCGCCGCCGAGCTGCTGCTCGGCCTCATCGGCTGCGGCTGCGGTGCCCGGGATCGCGCCGAACTCGGCCTCGCCTATCGCCGCTGTCGCCGCTTTCGCGTCGCCCTTGCAAAAGACCAGCACGTTCTGGTGCGTCTTGCCGAGCTTGCGCGAGGTCGCGAACTGCTTCGCCGCCCGGATCGGCAGCGTGCCGACCGCTGTCACCAGCACCGCCTCGTTGTGCAGCTTGAGACCGGCCTGCTGGAAAGCGTCGATCACATGCCACGGCAGACCGTAGTAAGCGCCGTTCGGGCCGCGCGCGTCGCCGACCACGAAGCAGGCGAAGCGGTCGCGCTTGAGCAGCTTGACCACCGCCTCGATGATGTGCGCCAGGACGGGGCGAAACTCCGCGTAGCCGAGCGTCGATATGTCGGCCGGATCGTCCGAGTAGCGCTCAAGGTCGGCATAGGGCGGACAGGTGAAAATGAAATCGGCCTTGGTACCCTTGGCGAGCTTGCCGATGTCGCGGCTGTCGCCCTCAAGCCAGGCCGGCACCGGGCAGCCGGCGACGGTTCGACAGATCGTCTCGGCCTGCTCGCGGTTGGCCGCGATCTGCCGGCCGCTGAGATCGACGCCGAGATAGGGCCGCCCGAGGCGGCCGGCGACGACACCGCGCACGCTGCCGCCGGCGAACGGGTCGAGCACCATGCCGCCGGGCGGGCAAAACCACCGATAGGCCAGCTCGCACAGCACCGGGTCGAAGATCGACGTGCCGGTGAGCGTGCGGTCGGCGCCGTCGCTGATGTGCTGCTCGCCGTAGACCATGCCGGCCGGCACGACGCTGTCGCGCGCGCCTCGCCCGGCCGGGCTGAAATTGTCGGCCGGCGGCGGCACCCAATGGTCGCGCCGGAATTCTTTTAGCGTGAGCTGGCGACCGAGCCGCGCCTCGACGGCCGCCTTGCGCTGGTAGACGGTCGGGTCTTTCCAAGCGCCGCCGCCACCACCCGCCGGCTCGGCGTTCGCTGGCCGGCCGCGTTCGTTGGTGATCGGCCGGGCCCGGCTGTCGGTGCGGACGATCTTGCCCGTCTTGGGATCGACGCCCGGCATGCGCGAGCCGCCAGCGACGGCAGTGCGGCCCTTGGCGTCGCCGCGCCCTAGCTCGGATTGAATGCCGAGCCGCAGCCACGCCGCCTTGCGGTCCTGCCACCAGCCCTCGCGCGCATTGAACACCGAGAACGGTGGGATGCCGAAGCGCTCGGCCAGCGAGCCCGCCGTCGAGGGCGGCTTGCCGAACCACAACTCCTGCAGCTCGCCATCGGCGAAGCCGGTCAGGCCGAGATCGAAGCCCACGGCGCGCAGATCGCTCAACTCGAGCTTTAGCAGGCCCTCGTCCCATCCGGCGTTGAGCCCGAGCTTGTTGTCGGCGATCAGATAGGCCCGCTTCTGCGCGTCGGTCCAACCGCGCGCGACGATCACCGGAATGTCGGTGAGGCCGAGGCGCTGCGCCGCCAGGACGCGCGCATGGCCGGCGATGATCTCGCCCGACTCGTCGATCAGAACGGCGACCGTCCAACCCCACTCGGTGATCGACGCCGCGATCTGCGCGACTTGCTCGTCGCTGTGCGTCCGCGCGTTGCGGGCAAAGGCGCGCAAGCTCGACAGCGCACGCCGCTCGGGCCGGTCAGCCGGCCACGCCGCTTGCGTTGGTGCCGGGCTCGTGTCGCCGTCACGCATGGGCCCCCCTATGCAAAACTTGCGCTCGCACACAGTCGGG